TACTGATCTTCTTATGCTTACTAGTTGTCCTGTAATTATTGTTGTTATTTGTGTTTCTTTATCTTGCCCTATCTCTGTACCTGTAATTCTTATACCTGTCGCAAATTGGTTTAATTTATCCTCTTCTTCAGATACAGCTAAAGCATCTATAATATTTAACAAATCCTCAAGAAAGTTTACGTCAAGATAATTTATATCTAACTCTGTAAATGTTAAATCTTCAGAGTTGTCTAAAAAATCTTCAGCTAAAAAATCTATATCAAGGTCAGCAAAATCTAAATAATCAGAATTAGATTGCTGTGATTCCTCTGCAATGAGGTTATCTTGTTCTTTAGGTGGATTAACAATAAGCATATTGTCTATAAGATCAAGGGTTATATCTAAAGTGACTGGTTCAGAAGGTGGTGAGTTATATGTGCTTGTTGTCGTTGCTTGATATGGTTTATTAAGTATTACAATTCCTGCGGCAGTTTCTACATATATTTCACCACTAGATGTTCCATCAATATTCGGCAATAGAATGACCAATGATCTGCCGATTTCGTCTACGGTTATTGTAAAATCGGTTCCTCTTATTCCGATTGTGGCACTGCTAGTGCGAATCTTTATATTTTTCTTTTTTACTTTATTTAATTTACCTGTAACAAATCTAGCTGTACCTTTTGCAAACGTAAGAGCCATCTTTGACTTATCAGGGTTTGAGTCAAATACAAACTCATCAATAAGAACCTTTGAGTTTTCGGTAAGTCTTATCTGTGTCTCATCAATAAAAGTTATACCCATACGACCATTAGCAGTTTCTACTTTGTCATAACTAAGTATTCCAAAGTCTATCTCTGCTCCGTATGGCTTGTCTCTTACAACTTGTGCGTTGCCTTTTAGTTCGCTGATACTTCCTATATCAACATCCTGTGCTTGTGCCTTGATCGTTTTGGATAACACAAACGCTTGAAGTAGTAGAGCCAGTACTAATAATCTTGAGCCAATCATTATCTAATGTGCTTTGTTGTTGAATGTTAAATGTCCTGTTGCTTCCAGTATGATCTAGCCAAAAGTAGCCACCTGCATATCCATCACCATTGTAGTTTACTGTATTGTCTGAACCATCAATGTCCATGTAGTTTGTAGCACCATCAATGTCTATAGCAGAGGTGATACTGTTACTTGAACCATTTATTATCCAATCAAGATCTAAAGTTCCCGCAAGTGCAACTGTGGCATGATTTAAAGTAAAAGTATTACTATTTCCAGTTACATCAACATTTACATTAGATGAATCGGCGCCATAAGTGTTTGTCTTATCTGTGTTCATGTTGAAGGTGTTGCTGTTTCCATCAAATTCAAAGAATCCAGTGTATGAGTCTGCGGTAATATCGCCTAAGAATTTGTTGCTATCCCCAATCTGATTTATGTCAAGAGTCATAGCTGTACCATTTAAATCAAGAGCAGTCATTGTTCCTGCAACAGCATCTATACCTCCAATTATATTACCTGAGCCTAGTTGCTCTAAATCCATATTAGAGTTTGATGAACCACTGCTCTGGTCAACGTATATTTCATTGTCAGCACCCATTAATGGCATAGCTAACAGAAACATGAGTAAAATTTTCTTCATTTGTACCTCCAAAAATTGTTTTTCACTCCTTCTTCTATTGTCTGAAGCACTGCTGTCTCTATTGCTATCTGCAAAGCTATGCTCATTGGCTCGT